AGAGGCTGGGGAAGGTTAAAGGGCTCACTGAAGACAGGGCGTATAAAATCGCCCGATACGAGACTATGTTCTCTCTGAACCAGGGGACCATAAACCGATATTACCAGTATGGAGTCGAGAAGGTGGAATGGGTCGCCGGTTATGATGATCATACCTGCGAAGAATGTCTCGCCCTGGATGGACAAGTATTCGATATCGACAATATTCCAGACTGCCCGCTCCATGTAAATTGTAGATGCACCCTCGCCCCGGTAGTCCGAAAGGGATATACTCCCGAGTTCACGATGAAAGCGGTCAGGAACGCAGGAAAAGCCTTCGAGGATTCGTTTTACGGGAGGATCCTCGCTCCTCCCTCATACTTACATGGGTCCGGCTGTCTCTGCGTGACGTGTCAGGAGGGATAATAGACGATGAGAAAAAAGAAGGGTTTCAAATGTCTTCCAGGGTGTTCGACCTGTTGCGGCTGTCACATCTATTTCGATAAATCCCTGGTGGAGAGGAACCGGGACAGGTTCCAGGCTGAACCGATGCTGGAGGTAAATACTCCAGGCAGGGGCGTCCAGGTCTATACGGAGGATGCTTATTGCGTCTTCCTGGACAGGAGGACCAGGAGATGTTCTGTCTATTCAGAACGACCCTATACCTGCGTCACGTATGGAACCCTCCAGCCCTGTCCTTATGTCCACCCGAACGGGACCAGGAGGAGCGAGGAGGAGATCAGACGGCATAAACAGGCTGTCGAGAGATTATGCAATTACGCTGCGGAGAGGATGATAAATCATGGCACAAATTGAATTTACGACCAGGGAAAAGAAATTAATCCTTATCCTCCGGAAAGTTCGGGAGGACTGGTCATATTCAGACATCGCCCGGACCCTGAACGATATCCTTCCCGAGGATAACCAGAGGAACAGATCTGGATCAGGCGTTAAAAAATTCATTGCCAGAGAACGAGCCCAGACAGAGTAAAATCCTTTTTTATGACGTGGGACTTATTATCACGAGATTAATATATAATTGTCGATGCCTTCTGATGTTATTGCGTTCGGGGATGCAATAACCCACGCAGTCTCGGCGCACGAGACTATCCTCCAGACCCTGAACCGATGGATGGATTTCGGGGAGGGAAAGAGGCTGTTTTATGGAGTCGAGAACTTCGAGGGCACGGAACCGAACTGGGATAAAGTCCCGCTGATTTTCGCAAGAAATCATCCTGACATCGAGCAGATGCGGAGAATCGAGAAAGGGGAACTTAATCAGGTTCTGAAAGAGATAAACGGCTCCCTCTGTGGAGAGATTACCTCTTCGGAAGTGGTTATGGCTGGACAGCCCAGGCTCTCCAGCATGGTCTCCTTTTTTGATCCTTCAATGGAGGCACGATATAACCAGGGAGAGTTATCTCTCTCGACTGGGTTCTTCTGCTTCCCTGGTAACGATGGACACCTTCAGGGGAAGGTCCGTCCGAATCATGTTCTGGTCTTTAAGCAGGATGAACGGAACCAGCCTCGGGATCTCGGGGCGATGTTCCTGAATAAACAGGATGATAATATGCCGACCGATGCTGCTGTTACGCATGTTGGGAGGGTTATCTCCGAAAAGAACAAGAGCCGGTTTAAAGCAGCTGTTGAGGCTCTCCGCTCTCTCTATGCTGACTGGACAGGGGAAGGAGCAGAAAACGCAGACCTTACCTGGAAGAAGGACGAGGAAGAGGAGAAGAAGAAGAAGGAGTCCGGACCCGGAACTCCTCCAGCAGCTGCGAATAAGGAAGGCGATGGAATGGGAGATATAGCCGAAACCCTGAAGAATGAGCTCGCTACGGCGAACCAGACGATTAAGGATAAGGAATCCGCAATCGCCAATAAGGACGCCGAGATCGAGACTCTGAAGAAAGAAAAGGAAGCCCTGGTTAATCAGGTGAACCAGTTCGAGAAGGAGAAGAAGGACGCCGCATGGACAGCCTTCAAAAACCGCCTGCTTCCAGGCTTCATTCCGAAACCGGAGGATGAACCTGCGAAGAGGGAAGAGTTCGAGAAGGATCCAGTCGGGTTCATGAACTCCGTTCTCGACCATCAGATGAAGCCTCCGACCCAGGAGGAAGGAAAGACGCACACTGGCGAAGGGGATAACACCGCTTCGACTGGTATCGGGGTCTGGAATGCGAAGACCCAGAAATGGGAGTGAGGGATAAAATATGGCTGATTCTGGATACGTCACGCCGACGCAGAACATCATCGTTCGTGGAACCTCTCCACTCCTCCACCGGAGGAACATCGGCAGCGCGACGAATATGTATCCTGGACGGATAGTAGTCCGGGAAGCTACCGACTATGATATTAAAGTCGGGGATGGAATCCTCCCGCCGCTGGGCTGGCTGGGATACGAGGATTTCAACGAAACGGAAAGACCTGCGACTATTGACACCATCGCAACGGCAGATACTGAAGGTCCGGTTCATGCTGGAGGCGGGTTCGCTATCAGAGGGACGCTCCATGCTGGGACAAAAGCCGATCAGGGCGATCTCCTCGCATCCTGGTCCGATGGACTGGTAATCCCTGCGATTCTGATCGGAGGGGTTCCTGCGATTAAGATTCCCTTCTCGAAAAATGCTACCCTGAAGGACACCGGGATCGATATCCCTGCTGGAGCATGGGTCGGGCTTCCCCAGGTCTACGTAACGACTCATCATGATTCCGGGACCATTGACATCGGGCTCGGGGCTGGAACCGAGGCAGGACACGACGCCGATGGACTGGTGGATGGTCTCTCCCTGAACACCGAAGACGGGAAGTGGGCGACCCATGATCTGGTCCATACTACCGAGGGAAGTATTACCGCCGGAGTCCTCCTGGATGAGGCTCATCTGAAGGATGCGGGGAATGCTTACGCTCCTGTTCTGACGAACAATTTCGGACATATCTGCGACGGGACCTGTGTATCCCTGGACTATACGACCTCTGATCATGCTGTCGCCGGATACTTCTACGTCCCGGTAATGTCTCCTGGAGTCCAGATCGTCGGGAAGGCAGGAGCCGCCGCTGATGCTTCTGCGGCTGCCGTGAATATTTTCGTGGAGAGTGTGTTATAATGGCAACGGCATATGAGAACGCTGCGAAATATTTCGATAAGGAACTTGTCGAACCGATTCGCCAGCAGCTCGTAGGAAGGAAACTGTTCGGAAAGGTGACACGAGTCGATCCTGGAGTCTTCAATATCGACTATAACACCCTGACCGACATGGGAGATGCAATCGTAACCTTCGACCTTCCAGATGATACCATCGAAAAGGATTCTGTGAAGGTTGCGACCTCCAGCATGAAGATCGGGGTTATCTCGAAAGGATACAAGATCCCGAGATCCCAGTTTGACGCCTTCGCAAGACAGGGAACTCCTCTGGACACCGCCGCAATGATATCGGCAGCCCAGAAGGTCGGGGAGAAGGAGGACGACATGCTCATCCAGGGCTGGGCTCCTGACGGCTCGAATTATAAAATTAAGGGGCTCTATCAGACAGCAGGAAACTCCTATACGACCCAGAAAGACTTCGCCACTTTTGGCTATCCGACTGCGGCTATCTCTGGAGCTCTCGCCCTGCTCTATGAGGATGGAATCGTCGGGACCAACTTTAACCTCGTCTTGAACTATGCGCAGTATGCGGAGCTCCAGGCGAACTACGAGTATGGAACCTACGAATGGGATAAGATCATGAAAATGATCAACCCGAACCCAGGAGCAGGACAGGGACAGATCATGATGTCCACCGACATAACCGCCGGGACGGGACTCATGACGCCCGTAGATACTGCCGGGGTTTATATGGACCTCATCGTCGGGGCTGACTATAAGAACCAGGTCGCCGTCCCGAAGTTCGACATCTCACCGATTGAAGGGATCACCTATACGATGGTAGTCCCGAGAATCAAACATACGAACGCGATTTGCACTCTGACGCAGATCTGAAGCGAGGACGGAAAATGCCTCGCTTTATCATTTTACGGGGGAAGATCGGGCGGGATGGTAATGTCCTTTACCCTGGGGACACTTTCGAAATGTCCCTGGAGGAAGCGGGAAGGTTTCCGACTGGGATGGTCGAAGAGGTTCTCCCATTCGAGGAGGAGGTTCCTCCGGAGATCCTGCTGGCTGAAGTGGAGGAGGAGGTCCAGGTCCAGTCCACGACTGGGTCTGAATACTCTGGAGTATATACTTCGCCGGAACCAGTGAAACCGAAGAAGGGGAAGAGGGCGAAGGAGTGATTGAAGATGGTCGCAACTCCCGCCATGATCGCCCAGATATCCGAGTTTTCTGTCAGCGATACCGGGAACGCCATCTTTACCACGTCCCTTTTTAATACTCTCTCTCCAGTCGCCCAGGCTCTCCTCGATGAAGATAATCCAGGACTTCCGGATGCTCTCTACGATTATTGCCACGCCCTATTAATCGCACATCTCTATTCGGTTAAAAAGGGTCTGACTGGGTATCAGTTGCAGACAGCCCAGGGATACTCCGTCCAGAGGAGAGTCGGTCAGACGGCTTATATGGTGGAGTATCAGAAGACGATAAAACGCTGGGCTGCGAAGATCCGGCCTTCTGTTGGTTCTATCAGTAATGAGTATTCATCCAGGAGAGCCGATTCGAGAATGGATGGACTCCAGCTGGACGAGGCTGAAATCCCGTCCTTCTTCGAGGGGCTGTAATCATGCCGACATACCAGGAAGGAGGATATTCGCTGGAGATAGACTGGTCCAATTTCGAGAGACTTGTCGGAACGCTGGAAGGTGTTCCAGATAGAGTCTGTGAGCTGACAGCCCTGGACCTGGAGAAGTCCATTAAGAACGAGCTGGAGGATTCGAAATATACGGGACAGTTACGAGCCTCCTGGAGAGCCGACCAGAATAAAGGGGCCGAGGTTATGGGAGGTCTGTTCAATGTCGTAACCTCTCACAGAGGATCTATCGGGGCTGAATGGGTCGTCGGGTCTCCTCTCCCAAGAGCAGCATATCTTAACGATGGAACCCGTCCACACTGCCCGCCGAAAGCCCCGATTAAAAAGTGGGCTGAATTTAAGGGCTTACCCTGGTTCGCTGTCTGGAAGGGTATTTGCGAGCATGGGACGAAAGCGAACCCATACATCGACAGGGCTCTGGAGAAGACGAACAGAGAAGTTCCGCACTTCATTAACCAAGCTATCGACGAGATGAAGGCGAAATTATGATCGATGCTGATATATCCCGGACCCTGGGGCGAATGGAAGGACAGATGGAAGGAATCCATCGGGAGATTAAGGAGGTTAAGCAGCTCCTGAAGGAACGAGACCAGGAATGTTCCTCCTATAAGGAATCGATCGATTCCAGGTTCGAGTTCCAGGAAAAGAGAATCGACGGGCTGGCTGATATCCATGTTGGGGAGGAGGCTGTCTCGTCCTGGTGGAACTCCAGCCTTACGAAAATAGGGATCCTGTCTGGAGTCGTCCTGGGTATCATCGGATTCGTAAAGGGGATGTTCTCATGAGTCTACCGACCCTGGCGACAGCCCTGGACGAGATTATGGACGGGTTCCTGGATGCTCTGAAGGCCGAGAATGTTCCTGGAGGGCTCCTGTCTGAAGTGGTGACAATCGCCCGAGGAGACAGGACTGGACCCAGGGCTGACGTTCCGGCAGTCTACATTACGCCTCGTCCTATGACGGCAGTCCAGGGAACAACGACCCGGGAATGGTGGACCCTGCCGGTTCTGGCTGGGTCGATGGTCCAGAGTGATAATGACCCGGACGGGTATTACAACGCAACCGACATTGCGGCACGAGTCCGGCGAATCATGCTGAAACGGCTTAACCTGACGTATACGAAAAAGCCATATTCCGGCGAGTTCACTCCTGCCGCTCCAGGGATGAGGGAGGAGGATTACTTCCGGGCGATGGCTGAAATTCGTATCCAGTTTGAAGTCGAGGAGAAAACGTGAGATTATGACTAACTACGGAATTACGGAGTATTTCAACAAAACTGCGCTCGTAGCAGCTGAAATCGCCGATACCGAGACCTTCACCGTCCTTCCTTACTGGGACGGGAAGAGGACTCGGTTCATGATGGTGAACCCTGCTCCGAATCTGACAGCATGAGGAAGGATGGAACATGACGAATTATACTTTCACCGAATACGCTACCGATGTAGCGGCTGAAACGGCGATTGAACTGCTCGAAACGACCACAAAATTCGACCTTATCGCGTATAAGGAGAAGGACGCCGCATCGAGTAAGTTCATCATGATATCGCCCGCACCGAACGCAACCGCATAGGAAGGAGGATGAAGAATGACAAAATACGCCGTTGAGAGATACACTGTCGCCCAGTTTAAGGCTCTCACTGTTGATGCGGAAACGACGACCTTTCTGGCGGTCCCGTATCGGAAGGGCTGTGCGTCGATGGTGTTCTATATCACGCCAGATCCCAGGAACGCCGCATGAACACCTTAAAGGAGGTTAAGAAATGACTGCGCCCGACATTTTCAGATACGCAAGATTCGGGGCCGAGACCACATTTCACACCGTAGCGAACGCCACTTTCGGAATCGAGACCACAAGTAACGGTCTCGACTCTCCTGAAAACCAGGAGATCATTATCGACTCCGGCTGTGGACGTGGACCCAGGACGAAAGTTCCAGGGTATTATACCTGTCAGGGACCGATTGAGTATTATCCAGACATCGAGACTATCGGCTGGTTCTGGAGATGGTTCCTCACTGGGTATCAGTATACGGCTGGAGATGGAACTCCGGACCCGAATCTTCATGAAATCTATGGAACCAGTTCTGGAGCCCTGAAATCCGTCACTGTGCGAGAAGGACGGGATAACTGGGAACAGATCTTCGCCGGTGGAATGCTGAACACCATTGATCTTCGGGTGGACACTTCCGCACAGCTCGGTTCCTGCTCCCTGGGCTGGATTACCGGGAAAGATACTCCAGGGGCTATCTGCGCTGAAGCCGACCTGAACCTTCCCTCGGATAGTCTTCCCCTGGGCTTCGCCGAATCCCAGGTATGGATCGATGAGGAAGAGAACTCGGCTTTAATGAAGTCGATGGTAATTTCAGGAACCAATAACATCGCAGCCGAATCAGCCCAGCGATTTAATTCTCTCTTCCCGCAGGGAGGCTTCCTCCCTGGAAAGCGTGGGATAAACTTCGCTCTCCGGGTCGTCTTCGAGGACAGGACGCATAAAAATATCTTCTGGGGTTCTGATGCTGGACCGGCGACGACTGGGTCTCTGGAAGTCCCGATCTCCTTCAAGCTCTCGGACCCTGATGGATACCGCTCGATCCTGTTCTGTGCGCCCAGGACGCTTATCAGGAGCGTGAAGAGTGCGACCAGGGGAAGCGATCCACTTGTCCAGGATATCGCCGGAACCGCACTTATAGCGAATAATGTCGCTCTGGCTGACGAATCGCTCGTAAATACCGAGCTTCTCGTCACTCTGAATAACTATCAGGCGACGATGATTTGAGGGTCCACAGATGGAGATCATAACGAAAGAGCAGCTCCTCCAGGGGAAGGAATATCGGGAGACTCTGGAGGTCGAGATCCAGCCTGGAGTTATGGGGGCGGTGAAGATCCGTCCCCTGACTTATAGGGAATGGGTTATCCTTTCATCCAAGAGGATCCAGGACATTGAATCCAGAGGAGCCGTTAAAAAGACAGGACGGCGAGGGGAAGAGGTAAAACTCGACCTTTCTGCTATCCAGGGGAACACGTTTAAGGCGAAATGTGAACTGGTCTCCCTGGCAATGGTGGATCCCGTCGTGACTCCTGAAGAAGCCGGTCAGATGTGGAAACCCGCCCTCGATAAAATCAATGACCGTATCAGGCAGATCACGGGAATTGATGAAGAGGGAAAGGAGGAGATCGCCTCCTTTCGTGATGGAAAGCGAGGAGGGGATGAGCCTCGCAGAAGTGGCGATGAGTTATCCTCTGGCTGATTCATTCCACGAATTAACGCCGGGACAGGTAATCTTCCTCCAGGTCGCCAGCGTAAGGAGGAGAGGGGTTCAGAATGGGCGATAATATAGTCGAGATTATAATACGGGCTATTGATCAGGCGTCTGGAGTAATTGACAAGATCGGGAAGTCTGGAGGAGATCTCGAACATAAACTGGTCGCTAATTGGAAAGCTATCGGAGTAGCCGCCGCAGCTGCTGGAGCAGGTATCGAACTCCTGGCGAGAAAGAATAATGAACTTTTGAAGGAGACCCAGCAGATCTCGATAGCGACTGGACTCTCTTCAAAAGAGATTAACCAGCTCGCCAGAGATGTCGCCGGGGCTGGAGATACTATCGGCGAGACCCTGGACCTTATCAAGCTGGCAGGAAAGGAAGGGCTTCAGTCTGGGGAAGCCATTAAAAAATACGCCGAATACTGGGATATGGTCGGCGATGCTTCAGGGGAAGTCGCAGGAGATCTCGCTGACGCCTCATCAGGGCTCCGACTATTCGGGATCGAGGCTGATAATGTCAGTGATTCAGCAGACGCTTTCGGGCATATCCTGAACAATACGAAGACCAGCCTCTCCGATTTCCTGGGGATTCTGTCAAAAGCCGGGCCCTCTGTCAGCCGGTTCGATATTGACATAAACCAGATGGCTATTATCGTAGACGAACTGGAAGAAGTCGGATTTACGGGAAAGAAAGCCATATCTGCGATAAATGACGCTGCCGCAGGTGCGAGAAACCTCCCGGAGTTCATTGCTAACCTGGAGAGGCTCACTGGAGCCGAGATCAACCTTAACCAGTCCCTCGATGGTTCAGCCGAGAAGCTTTACGCCCAAGCTGAAGCAGTAGACGCGAACCTGACTCCCGTCCAGAAATTAACGGCAGCATGGAACGAATTTGCGTATCAAAACGCCGAGACCATTAAAACTATGTCGTCCCTGGTTCCTGCTCTCGCCTCGCTCGGTCCAGCCTTAAAGAGCCTGAAAGAAGTCCAGGGATTATTAAAGGATGTAAATATCGCTTCGAAACTGTCGGGACTTTCTCTGGCAGGAATGGGAACCTCGGCTCTCGGACTGGTTGGAACTCTTGGGCTGTTAGGAGTCGCCCTCGCTCCCATTCTGGCAATAATGATCGCCACAGACTATCAGGAACAGAAGAACGCCGAGACCATACAGAAACTCACTGAAGTCGAAAAAGAGCAGCTCTATACGATGGGAGAGATGTCCAGTGGAGTCACTGATCTCGGGGGAAACTATTCCGAGTTCGGAACTCTGATGGTAGACACGAACGAGCAGATTCTCGAATCATATGATGAGTTCGGAAATGTTCAGAGGGAAACCGGCGAACAGATTCTCGAATTATATGATGAGTTCGGGCGAGTCATTCCTGAAAACGCCGAGAAGGTCAAGCAAGCATATACAGAGTTCGGGACTTCGATTGAACAGGTCGCCGACGACGCCAAGAAGAATTATGATCAGATGGTGAAGGATCTCCAGGATCTTAATTTCTCATATGAGGAAGCGAAAGAGATCGCGGGAGATGTGTTTAAAACCATCGGAGAAGACGTCGAGAATTCCGCCGCTCAACAAGAGAAAGCACTTCATTCCGTCGCGCAGATGCTCGTCCATAAATATGGGCTCGCGTGGGAAGAAGCGGAGCGAATCGCTCGGGAATCCCTCGCACGAACTATCGGAGATCTGGATAATGTAAAAACTCTCTTCGGGCAGTATGTCGGAGAGATGAAGGATACCGTTTATCAAATTTCTGGAAAGAACGGAGGAGGGGTAAACTATCGCTGGAATAAGGAGAAGGGAATTTACGAACAGGTCGTGGAGACTGGACCTGGGCAGTATGAAACCCTGGAGGAATACCAGAAACAGCAGAAAGCCCAGACCTCGAACTCCTTCACCGAATCGGAATGGGTGGGAATGTCGGAAGCCCAGAAGGAGGAGGTTCGGAAGAAGGGCTCCTATACCATCGGGGATAACAAATATAATGCGACTCCAGATATGGGAGGAGATTATCAGAACGACCCTGACTATGAAGGATTCATTAATGAGGGGTCTTATTCATCAGGACAGCAGAGCCCGCATGGTCATGATGTGAGGACAGAACGCCCCGACTATATGACGATCGGGACAGGCCAGAGCGGTAACCAGTATTATCAAGGATGGTATCGGGATGCTTTGGCGGATTCTGGATTTAATCCGCAGTCGATGACGAAACAGCTCGTCGAGGAATGGCAGAAAGCAGGAGTCGAACTCTATAAAGAGGTCATAACCAACGGCGTTCCGACGACGGGAGAAAAGATTCCGTATGAAAGCACCGACGCAGCGAAGGAAAAGACCGAGGCGGATAAAGAATCGAGCGAGGTTCTGAAGAATGCGACATCTATCATCGATAGATATAATGAGAACTCGAAGACCTCCTCCGATAGCACGGACAAACATTCGGCATCCCTGCTGGACCTTATAGCGAAGCATAAGGAGAGCGATGCCGCCCTCGGCAAGAGTAAAGGCTCCCTCGCCGACTGGAATACCGATGTCGTCGGGAATACCGATGCGATGACTACCGAAACCCTGGGATCCGTCCGAGGGATGCGCGATGGAGTCCAGCGCGATTCCGCAGAGACTACCGGAAGAATCTCCCGCACCTGGGGAGATATCGGGAAGGAATCCGCAGAAGGAACCCGAGGGCTCGGGAATGACTGGAAGTCCTTCCTCCAGTCAGCCCGGAGAGATCTCCAGACCGAGGTCCAGGCGTGTTCTGGACCAGGATGCGGGTTCACTGGTGGAGGGACTGGAGATGGAACAGGGACTGGACTCGAACCTGTCTACGACCTGGAGGAACTCTGGCGTCGGCGTGGACTTCCCAGGGCGGCCCGTGGTGCAAAGATTGTCGGGGCTGGAGATATCCTGGTCGGGGAAGAACGTCCAGAAGTGGTCCGGCTTCCCCAGGGAGCCTCCGTCCATCCATTATCCGAATATGATGGAGGGTTCGGGGGACGTGCTGGGAATGTCTACCAGATCACGATTAATACCCAGGGTGTTATCGGTGACAAATCAACGGCGAGACAGTTCGCCAGATGGATTATGGAAGCCCTGGACTTCGAGACTATTCGAAGGGGGACGGTGGCATAATGGCGTTCCTTCTTTCCGGTCAAACCATCCAGGATCCAGCCGATTTCATACCGACTGATATTATCATCGGGGAACAGGATACGGCTTCGGACGGGTCTCTGAAAACGGACGTAATCGCCGTTAAAACGGAGTGGACCCTCTCCTGGTCGCATCTCCTCTCGGCTGAATATGCCGTTATAAGAACCCTGTTCCGAGCCCGCAATGAAGTGACATTCCAGTATCCGGATGATAACAACGTCCAGACTTCAGCCCAGGTAATCATAATGGCTCTGACTCCAGGACGGCGAAAAATGAATACTTATTACGAGGGTGTTAAGATGGTCCTCCGGGAGGTTTGAGAATGGCAGGAGACGCAATGGATGTTCCGATGTTCATGACGATAAAACTGGAGAAATTCGACGGAGACCCTCCTCGGTTTCGTCCAGGGGATAAGATTCCTCTCTGGGAGAGGGCGAAGGCGTTCTTTACGGGAGAAGTCCTGGTAAAGGAACCAGTGGAGATAATCGAACGAACTTACTGCCTCACGGAAGAGGAGGCGAAAAAGTGGGAGGAATTAAAAAATGGGACTGCTTAATGCGGGGAGGAACTTCCTCGCCCAGGCGATGATTAATGATTCGAGCCCGACCTTTTTCGATAATGCTCATGCTTATCTATGCGTCGGCGACGGGAACACAGCATACAACGCAGAACAGACAGATCTCCAGGCAGCGACCAATAAGCTGCGAAAGGGGATGGATGCTTCATATCCGACCAGGAGTAACAATGCGAACACCTTCCGAAGCACTTTCGCAACAGGTGACGCAAATTTCGAATGGATAGAATGGGGCGTGGCGAATGCTTCATCTGGCGGTGTTCTCTTTAACCGGAAGGTCGAGAGCCCGTCCCTGGGGACGAAGACTAACACCCAGTCCTGGGTCTTAACCGCAACCCTGACGCTCGGTATCGGCTCCTGATTAATCCCATTTTTCAGGAGTCTTTATCGTGGCGTGGTTAAGTGGATACTCGGCGAGAAAGGAATTATCCGTCGAAAGCAGCGACGAGGCGACGGGGTTTCAGAAAAAAATTATTCTCCATGCTCATTCAGGATCTGATACTGAAGGAGCCGACCCTGTAATTCATGTTCCCGACTGTCAGGCTGATTTCGACGATATAAGGTTCACCGGCTCCGATGGAACTACCCTCCTGGATTATTGGATCGAATCTATCTCGGGAGAGGTTGCGACCATCTGGGTCGAGATGAGTCTTGCGGAAGGATATACGACGGTTTATCTTTACTGGGGGAACGCGGCAGCGACAGCGGTAAGTGACGGCGACGCGACGTTCCCGTTCTTCGATGATTTCAGTGGTTCCGCGTTAGATACCACGACCAACTGGGACGTGGCATCTGGATCGGTCACGGTGACTGGTGGCGAGTGCACCATCAGCAGCGGGAAGATTA